CCAGATGCGCATCCAAAAGAGTGAGTCCATCTCACGGAGAGCAGCCCCGATCTCCTGCAGCAGCTCACGCCCAGTCAGAAGCCGAGAGAGCCCCAGCGTCTGCTGGGGGTATCGCATGCTCTTATCGAACTTGCCATACGCCATGACGGCGATTTCACGAATCGGCGCTGCGATGCTGGTGACCTCAAAGCCGTGATGCTCCGAGAGCATCTGGCTCAGGGTCGTCTTGCCAGTGCCTGCTTTGCCAATGAAGGCTACGTTTCTCATCCTACGATTCTCCTCAAGATTTCTCCCGCCTGTAAGGGGGTGGGGGGTTTCTTATTCTCTCTCTCTCTCTTCTCTTCTCTAGCGTGTATCGTTTCCGTTATCCCCCCCGATTCTGAGCGTGCTCGCTCCCTCCAGTTCTTTTGGCGCACGTTCGACGTAGCGTCCACCTGATAGCGAGAGTAGTTCGAGACATGCACGGCACCGTCTCCATCTAGCATCAGCAGCCCACTTTTCAACAATGCTGGGATGGCTCGCCCGAGCCGGGGCCCGATGCACTGGCGCAGGTGCTTCTCACTCTTGAACCGACCACCGTTGCGCAGCTGCTTGGCTTCGCCGATGGTGTTGATGAACGCCCTGAAGGCGGTGTCGCTGAGTTCAGCAATCACGTCATCCTTCTCGCTCAACACGTCCCACTTGATCCAAAGTCCCATGTGATCCTCCGATGCTGGCGGGGGCGAGCCGTCCAGAGCCCGCCCCCATGTGATGACTTAGAACGGCAACTCGCTGAGGTCTTCTTCGGCTCGGACTGGCTCGCCAACTGGCGCAGCCTGCGAGTTGATGAAGTCGATGCTCGGCTTCTTCTTGCAGAAGGCCCCGTCCGTTCGACCTGAGCATGCCCAAAAGGGCGCGTACGGCTTGCCGCTCGCCTTGGATACGCCACCCGGCTTGAGCGTCCACGGCTGCCCATGGTCAGGGCAGTTGTCAGCGCCGAACATTGCCATGGCTGCCTTCAGCACCATCGTGTCATGCCCCTGCTGGGCTGGCGCTGGAGTCTGAGGCAGGCTCATTGCTTTCAACGGAGGCAGGGCAACGCGCCCCGCTGCGGGGCGTTCGCCGCCGTAAAGGTACCGAGCCACCCCAAAGAGTGAAGCGCAGCGCCTAAGGGCGTCTGAGGCTGCCTCCTTGAGCGACTCACCCGAGCCCCCAGTCTCATAGCCGAAGTCTTGACGACGGGCAACGGTGCCGTCGGGGAAGCGGCAGGTCAGGATTCCGACCACCGTGTTCGTGTCGCCGACTGGCTCAACGGCGAAGTCCCAGCCATTGACGCCGAGCACCTCATCCAGCCGAGCTGCGACGGTGCGGGCGTCCACCCATGTCAAGTCCTTGCCCCCGGCACCAGTGCGGTGACGGATCACCTCAGGCGGGAAGGGTGCCGATAGCGCGGCGAGAATCTCCGAGTGCTTGTTCATGCTTGCTCCTTCTTGGGGAAGAGTCCCCAGTCGTTCAGTTCTTCGATCGGCTTCAGCCATTGTGGCGCCCGACCGTTGCCGAAGTCAGTCTTCGGACTTGCCTTCAGGGCTTCCAACCCTGCGACGTCCAGCCATCCCACGATGCGCTTGACTGGCCCGTTGCCAGTCACCAGCACATGAGTCTCGTGACGCCCTTCGTTGCGGACGATGAGCCCAATGCCCGACGTCCACTTCACCTCAACTCCGCCGAGCCACGGCACCTCCACGTCGGGCTCGTTCAGATAGGTGTCAATGTTTGCCGACCATGGCAAGTCGAGAGCGATGCATACTGCCAGTTCAGCAGCTGCGCCGTCAATGTGATTCTGCAGGCTGCGGTCAGGTGACTGACCTGCTCGCCCCTGCTGCCCCTTCGCCTTGCTGGATTCGTCACGCGCCGTGCCGACCTGCTTGGCGTGTGCCCACTCGTACGGGTCAAGGATGATTGTTTGCTCAGTCATGGAGCCCTCCGTCGTTGATGATGAAGCGGCGCGAGCCGGGCTTCACGTCCGTGTAGGTGGTGATCACTGACTGCAGGGCACCTGATGCCTGCGCCACCATCTTCCAGTCCGTGACTTCTGACGGGCGTGCCTGCTTCCAGTACACCGTCCAGCCGTTGCCAGCCAGCCCCGCCTTCTCGCCGATCGCCTCCTTGATGATGATCTCGAGCGAGCCCTTCTTCTGCTCCAAGAAGTGCAGCTCAGTGTTCACCTCACGGAGTTGGGCGTAGACGCGCTCCAAGTCAGGCGTCGCCTCCACGAACTCCTGCGAGCCCTGCGGCGTGGCGATGGCGAAGGCTTGAGCGTCTAGCGCCTCCAACTGCGGCGGCGTCTTCGAGTCTACGGCTGCCAAGAACTCCACGGCGCTGCGCTGAATCTCAGCCCAGAGCATCGGGTCAAACTGCACCCGCTCAATCTTGAACACCAGCCCGCCGAGCAGGGCGACGACGTCGCACCACTCAGCGCCAACGACGCCCATCTGAGTCTGCACTTGGATCGTGACCTCAGGCGGCACGGGCCACATGCTCCAGCGTGGGCTTGCCGACGTCTTGATCTCAACGATGCCCTTCGGCTCGCCGACGATGGTGCGATCCAGCGACGCCATGATCCGGGGCTGCGCCTTCAGTCGGACGATGCCGTTCGACTTGCGCAACTTCACGCCACGCTCCTGCTCGTAGTACTGCGCCACGGCATCCTCAAGGATGACGCCACGGTTGGCAGCGGCTCCGACTTTCTGCTCTGGCGTTGCGCCAGTCTTCTCAGCCCAGAGCTGGTAGGGCGTCTTGTACGGGCTGACGCCCATCACTGCCGCCATGTCAGACGCTCCCAGCCCCTGACGTCGCAACTCCAGCCACTCGGGGCTGCGCTGCGGTGCCTTGACGAACTCGTGCTTCTTGCTCACTTGACCTCCTGCGTCTTCTTCAACGCCGTGACTGCGGCGCTCAGTTTCTTCTTGGCTTCTGCCAGTCGCTCCGTGTCGCCCGTCTGGTAGATGGCAACGACCTTCTGCCAGTGGCTGACCTTGCAGTCGGGGCAGAGCCGCTCAATCAGCCCCGGCTTGACGTCTGTCTGCATCTGACGCCAGCAGATAGTGCACTTCCATTTGGTCACTTCTTGCCCTCCTTCTTGCGGTCTACCTTGGCCCATCCTTCGCCCTTGAACTGGACGCTGGACTGGCTGATCTGCAACTGCATCCACGCCCCGCATCCATCGCAGCGCGGAAAGACTGGCTGAAAGCCCGTCTGCAGTCGCTCCTCAGTGGTGCAGCACGTCCAGCACTCGAAGACGTAGAGCGGCATTACCAGCGCCCCGTTGCCGTCTTGCGCGGCTTGCGCTGACGGCGCTCTTCTAGTCGGATGCAGTAAGAGCACTCCCCACACACGGGCGCATTGTCAACAAGTGGACGCTCGCACTTGCCACACATGAGCACCCGAACGCAGGGGCGGTGCTTGCCGATCCCGCTGATGTCCCCCGGCTTGCATAGGTCGGCGATCATCAGAGCCCCCTTACCAGCGCCACCACGATGATGACGGCGATGCAGACGACGATGGTGACGTCGCTGCGCTTGCGCGCTTCGATGCGCTCCTTCGGCTTGTAGAAGCTGGTGATCGTCTTAGGATCACTCGCGCGGTTCAGTCTCACGATGCACCCCCTACGACTAGCACGATGTAGATGCACGCCACGAATAGCGTGAACCCGAGAAAGTCCTTGACTGCGTTCATGCTGAAACCTCCAAAAGATTCTTGCGCCCCTTCACTGGGACGTAGCACTTGGGGCAGATGGCGATGAGGCCCCCCTGCTCGTTCTTCACCACGCGCAGATACCCGTGGCGCGCCGATACTGGGCAGAGATTCCAGAAAGCGTTGCTCACTTGCCCACCCCCATCACGTCAACGATCAGGTCAGCGGTCGTCATGTCGTCATACTTGGCGCACCAGTACGAACCACGAACGGCTGCCGCCGTCAGTTCATAGTGGGATCGTGCGCGCTCAACGCCCAGCTTCATGATGATCAACTCCCGGGCGTGCTCGCTGCTGTGTGGGTTGAGAAGTGCACCGTCAGCGATGCTCGAGATGATCGCTGCGATCTCCTTGATGGTGCCCTTCGCATTGTGTGCCTTTGCCATTTTTGCCTCCTTGTCAGTCGCCCCGCATGGGGCTGTCTTGCCTGACTTCGTAATCCTACACCTAACGGTTTCAGCCCGTCAACCCCCCTCCAAGGAGTCAAGGGTGCCGTCCTTGGCAGCCTGCACCACCACGCTCAGGCACCCCTTGCATACCCCCTGAGAGAGCACCCAGTCCACCCCGTGGGCGCCCGTGTTGACGACCTGCTCCCCGTAGGCGTACACCTGCCCCAGCTCGCCACACACGGGGCAGGTGCTCACCTCAGTCTCAGGCTTTCGCGGCATCCAGTCTCACCAGATACTCGGCGGTCGGGCCCTCCTTGCCGAAGAAGAGCGCCCACTGCGCAGGGGTGCCAGACGCTGCCAGCCACTCCTGCGCGTAGCGGTTGCTGCTCTCAATGCTGGCGTTGCCCCAGCAGGTGTGCGCACCGTCGCTCAGCACCAGTCGGCTTGGCGTGTGCCAGTGCCCGTAGAAGAGAAAGTCGAACGGCTGCACTGAAAGATTCCAGCCCTGCGCGCGCTTGGCGATCGCGTAGAACGGAAGCCCGAAGGCGCCGCCCTTGAACTGATCACCGTGCACCAGCATGGCAGTCTTCCCACCCGGCAGCTCAAGCATGTCGTACCAGTGACGCCCACCCAGTGTGAGCGACTCCTTCCAGTCAACGCGCTTCTCGCCCTTCAAGTGCTCGGCTGCGATGCGATAGAGAATCGCGTCAGCGTTGCTCTCGTTGGAGTGGTCGCCGTAGCGCCCGAGTCGCCCGTGGTTGCCGATCGCACCACGCACCGTGACCTTCGGAGCGAGTGCTGCCATGGCCCGCACGAACTGCGCGAGCATCCCAGCACCCTCAAAGATTTGGACGTACAAGCCGCCGCGCTCTACTTCATAGGCTTGGCTCGGGAAGATGTTGCCGTCGGACTCAACGAAGTCGCCGAGCAGCACCACGGCAATCTCCTTGACGGGAGTGCCGTGCAGTTCTACCAGCCGCTGAATCTTCTGCGCCAGCAGTTCGATGCGAGCCTTCGCCACTTCGATGCTGTACGTCTCCGAGTACTTGCCGAGCTGCCAGTCCCCGACTAGGCAGACGAGTGTCTCGGCTTCGCCCTTCTTGCCTGACGCCTTCGGCTTCGGCACGGGCGGGATGGTGATGCTCAGCGCGGCATCCTTCGCCGCCTGATAGACGGCAGCCACTAACTCCTCACGGGCAGCGTCACGCTTCGCCAGTTGGCGGAGTGCACGCTTGTGGGCTTCGGTGACTTCTTGGAGCCGCTGCTCCATCTGCAACTCGTCGCTCATGAGTTGCACGCGCACTCGCCCCGGCGGTGCCTTCCGATTGTCCAGAAGCTCACGGTGAAGCCGCGCTTCTCAAGCCATGCGCTGAGCGCCTTGGCGGTAATCGCGGGATCAGCGAGCCCTGCGTGCAGCGTCTCCCAGTCCTTGCCCTCAAGGTGCACGGTCGTCATGCCGCAAGGTGGCCCCTTGCGTGGCTTGCTCAGCGCCCTGAGCTCTTCGAGTCCGTCCATGTGAACACCTCCAACTGCTTGCGGCACCTGCAAGGGTGCCTGCTCGCAGCCTACACCAGCACTTGTGTCAAGTGTCTGGCGGGGTGTGTGGCTAGTTTTTCTCCTTGATTCCGAAGGCGGTGTTCTTCGGGTCGAGATACTTCACCAGCACCTGCAGCCCTGACGCCAAGCCAGCGGATACGACGGTGCGGAAGTCGCCGCCGTTGATGTCAAGCAGCGGGATGCCGAGCCCGAGCGCCACGGAGATGCTCACCGTGACGAAGGTTCGGACGAACTCAATGAGGGCTTCGTCGATGCCCGTGTTGTCTTTGATGTACTGCAAGAACGTCATCATCTTGGCTGGTGCTCCTTTGACCTTGGCAGCCGCAGCCGCTGCACCACTTGCAGCATTGAGCGCCCTCCCAGCCACTGCTCCGAAGTCTACCTTGCCAAGAGCGTCAAGCTGGGCATCCACGGCGCTCGGCTTCTTGGGCTCAGGAGTGGTGGACGCGGTGGGGAGTTGCACCCCACGTGTTGGCTCAGGTGCCACTTCTGGCGCCGCTGCCACTGCTGCTCGCGCCCCTGCGTTGACGGGTGCTGCAACTGGCTCAGGCACTGCGACGGGCGCAGGAGTCGGGGCTGCTGCCTTCTTCGGGTAGGTGACGATGAGAAGAGCCTTGAAGTCAGCGGTCAACTTGCGCGCCCGCATCTTCGACTTGACGATGGTGTGCAGTTGCGACTCCGAGAGTTGGACGCCGTACTTCTCGGCTGGGTCACGCTCATCCCGAGTTGGGCATGCCCACTGCCAGCCGTCTACGCCGTCGGGGTCGAACCCTGCAGACGTCATATGACCGTATCCCGCCTTGATCTTCTCAGGGGCGTTCTTCGTCCACCACTTCACCCAGCGGTCATGCCACGCGCTGATGCGAATCTCGGGCGGGTAGCCGATCGGCTGCTGCACCCACACCATCAGGGCAGCGCCAGCCTTGGCGGCGGTGACGGCATCTTCCCAACTCTTGGCGTAGCGGGCCTTCCCGCCTAGGTGCGCAATGACCTTGACGGCTTCGGCGAGACTGCCGCCGTTGTCGGACTTGCCCTGCACGTCCTTGCGCCCCGTGACTTTCTTCATTGCCTCAACGCCCTGCGCGGCGCTGTAGTCGACCTCATACCCGCTCGCCCAGCTCACGGCTGCGGCGCACGATGACCATGTGCAGTCGTCAAGAATCTGCTTGGCGCCCTTTAGTTGGGCTTCAGCGTCGGAGTAAAGTTGGCTCTTGACGCGGTACTTCACGCGCCGACTTCTTTCTTGATGAGCACTGCGACGGCTCGCCCTGCTGCATCGTGACTCAGTGCGGCGCTGACGGGGAAGCCCTCAGTGGCGCCTTCGGCGTAGTCGTTGCCGTCTTCGGCGCGCTTCCAGAGCGTGCCGCCGTAGGCGCTGTTGTTGTCGTTGGGCACGAGTGCAACCCACTCGCCCGGAGCCGTGACGATCTTCGTCCAGCCCTGCTCGTGAATCTCTTCGATGTGATCAGCCGCCGTCATGTTTACTCCCCGCCCCAGCGTAGGGGGCCTGTCGCTGCCCATAGGATGAGCAGCCCGAGAATCGCCGCGCCGACGAAGTCGCGGGTGCTGCCGTCTGGCAACACGATCCACGCGATCATCATGCCGAGCCACGTCCAAGAACTTGCCGCGATGTCGAGTGCGATGTCTTTCAAGAGTCTCATTGCTTGCTCCTTCGTGAGCCTCCTGACGACGCCGCGCCCGACGCTGCTGCACTGGCTGCCGCAACGGCTGCCTGCGCGAGCTGCGTGACGATCACTGCGGGGATGATTGTAGCCGCTGCCTGTTGCTTTTCTTCAGGGGTCAAGTCGTGTCCAAGATTGGCAACGAACGCAGCGGCTTCGCCGACGGCTTCAACGGCTGCGCCAACTGCAGCGCCGGGGTCAATCACCAGCGGCTCATCCGTGGGCTCGGGCGTAGGCTCAGGAGAAGGCACTGGTGAGGGTTCTTCAGAAGGCTCTGGGAGGGGTGTAGGAGCCACGCTGGGGCTCGGAGAAGGCGGTTCTGGGGTAGGTGTAGGGGTCGGCGTGGGCGTCGCCGTAGGGCTGGGCTCTACGGTTGGCGTAGGAGAAGGCTCAGGGCTAGGAGTAGGAGCAGGGCTAGGTTCAGCCGTAGGAGTTGGCGAAGGCTCCACGGATGGTGACGGCTCGGGCGTCGGCTCTGGCGTCGGGCTCGGGGATGGTTCAACACTTGGCACCTCAGGGCTAGGCTCCACGGATGGGAGCGGGGTTGGCACGGCTTCAGTGGTGAGCCACTCAGTCGGCACTACGCCGTAGCCTGAAGGGCTGCCATAGTCGAGACGGGCGCAGGCTCCGCCGCCCCACTCGAACATCCACACGCTGATCGGCTGCGAGACTCCCGCTTCCATCTGGGTGAAGCCTTCGTTCGGGCCACTCCAATGCCCGCCGCAGCCGTGGAAGTTCCAGTCATCCAGCGCCACGAAGTCGCCAATGGTCATGCGCCAGCCGTCGTCACTCCAGTTCAGCCACTCCCACGCGCCCGATTCGGGCACCGTGATCCAGCCAGTGAAGTGCACCATGAACATGTCGGCGGGGCATCCTGCAGCTGGAGCGCCGCCGCCCCACATGAAGTCAATGTTGGGCACGATGCCGACGAAGCAGGGCTCAACGGTCGGCGGTGTCTCCCACGGGCCAGTGCCAACGATCACCCCGGGGTAGACGGTCATGGTGAGCCCGTGCTGGGGTTCTTCTTGCGCCAACGCTGGCAGCGTGCAGAAGAGCATGGCGGCAGCCACCAGCGGGATGAGTACGCGGCGCACTACTTGCCCTGCTGTTGAAGCCACGCCAGCAGCGCGCCAATACCCCCAACTCCCAAGAAGGCCCCGATCGCCTTCAGCACCGTGAGCCCGCCCTTCATCTGGTCAATCTCCGACTGCAGGCGGTCAATCTTCGCGCTCTGCGCGTCTAGTCGTTCGATGATGGCGTCAACTTGGCTGCGCGTCATCGTGACTCCAGCGCGGCAAGTCGAGCCTCAAGGTCGCTGATGTGGTGAATCATTGCGGCAAGAAGCACCCGTTCGTCATAACCGTCTGGCAAGCCTTCGGCGTCATACGTCACGGCGCAACCAAGCCCGGCTTCTTCAATCTCTTCAGCAATGAGTCCAAGGGTTAACTGGCCCGTTCCACGCAGGTTGCCGTCTTCGTCTTTCTCCAACGGCTCGAAGTGGACGGCGCGCAAGCGCTTGGCTGCGGCAAGCACTCCCTCATCTGCCTGCACGATGTTGGTCTTGACGCGGCGCGTTGATGAGTCACGGCGCAAGCCGTAGGTGCTGCCGCTGATCAGCACCCAGCGGGCGCTGTTGGTGGTTGCTGTGGTGGTGTTTGGGATTGACTGCAGTTCACCGTTGCCGCTGATCGGCACGCTGGTGTCTGCACCCCTCAGGCTTACGTCTGCACCAGACGATCCGTAGAGAGCAAGTGATGAGCTTGTTGAATAGAAAGTTCGCGCAGTTGCATCTGTGGGGGTTTCAATGTCACCAGTGAACCCTGTTGATGTTCCAGTGTCGTAGATGTAGCGGCTGCCTGAGGTGCCGTTCATTGGATAGAAGCGTTCAGCAAGGACGAAGCCGTAGTCGTCGGTCGTGTTGCCAGTGACAAAGGCGAAGTTTTGCGTCGAACCTAAACGGATGCCGCCGCGATAGGTGCCGTCTGAAGTCATAAACTGCAACCGTGGAGCGCCACCGCCGCTGGTGTCCTTGATGATCAGGTCGCCGTTGCCAGATGCAACGGTCATGTCGCCGGATGTGTCAATGGTGCCGCCGACAACGGTGAGACTGCCGCCGAGTTCGGTGTTGCCGCTTCCGCCGTTCGGCGAGATTTGCAGCTCGCCGTTCTGCTGGCGCATGTATGTCGGGGCGTAGGTGCCCGGAGTTCGATACTCCGCGAAGATGTTTGTCTGATCGCCACGAATAAGGCGCACCTCAGGGATGTCAACCGTTGACGCAACGACCGTGCCTGCGGCAGCCGTTGCGACGGTGATCGTGATGAGGCAGAAGGCTGCATCGGATGGCGCTGCGTTGGCAGTGGTGAAGGTTCCTGTGAGCCAGTTGCTGCCAGTGCCAAGGGTTGCGAAGGTGACCACGCCCGAATCGTTTACTGATCCTGTTGTTGTCGTTTGATCTTCCTTGTAAAACTGCGACTGCATGCGGATGGTGGAGTTCGCCGTGTTTGTTGCGCCGAAGGTGTTGACTTCGGGCTGGTACGCGAAGGCTTGGTTGCGCGTGGATGCAACTGGGATAAAGCGCCGCAGGGTCACGCTCTTGCTGTTTGCCGTACCTGCTGCAATGCTGAAGCGCAGCGATGTGCCCGACGCAGCGGAAGCATCAGTCACGATTGAGCAGGTGATGGCTCCTGCACTTGACACGTCTGTGAACGTCCAATACGGCAGGTCGTTGTCAGCCGTGACGACTCCCTCAGCATCGGATGGTGGGATTGAGAAGTCCCCGTTGGCGACGCCTGTCTGAATCTCACGAAGCGCGGCGGGCCCGAAGAGCAGCGCCGTCTCTCCGTCGCTGTC